CTATATTTGAATCTCCTACCGCTAGTAAATTAATTGATATTAGTTATACATTAGTTGCTACGGATTTAGTAAAAATAATTACACCATATAAAGAATTTACACAGGCACCATCAGTAAGAGAAACATTATCATTAGATTTAAAGAGAGATTTTTTAAATAATGAAGGTTCTTTTAAAATATTATTCACACCATACTCAGTTTTATATGGAGATGGTATTACACAAACATTAATTGTTAATATATCTAAAATACTGGATATTCCTGTTATTAATAAAATAGATTATCCAACAAGTGTATATATTCCATCTTATTCATTTGGTGATGTAAATTTTTCAGTATTATTTGAATCCAACTTAGCAACGCACGTATTAGTGTATCATGCAAAAGAAGATGATAGTACGGTATTGGGAAAGTTTGCAAAAAAAGATTCTATAAAATTAAATTACATAGATTTAAAAAATAGAAAAATAATTAATTCACCATTAGATTTATTATTTGTTCCTTACAACGGAAATATTAAAGGTGAAATAGAAAGAATAACAATTAATTTTGAAGATGCAGGTGTATATGTTTCTAGTCAAAATTTAAAAGATGAATTATTTAAAGCAATCGCAGCACAGATACGATTAGATTTAGATAAATCAAAATATTTAAATCATTTAGCATCATTTGATATTGATGATAAAGAAATTATAATTTCAAACTGGGATGTTGATAATACTACATTTACTAAATTTAAAAAAGATGAATTAGGAAATGATGTACCTGATGGTGAAATAAATAAAAGTGTAGTATTAAAATTATATGAACCATTACCAACAACGATTAATAAGAATGATACGTTATGGATTTCTGAATTAAGTGCATTACCGATATTACAATCAGTAGTATTGACTGGTGTTGGTGCAGATAAATGCGTTCCATTAAGAGCACCTAATTTTGATGCAAATATAGATTTTGTTAAAGAACAATCAACTGGGTTTGAATCATATGATAATTTAATATTAAGTGGTTCTGCAACTTCACAACAAATAGTTGATAAATATTTAGCAGAAAATTTTATAGATGTTAAAGGTATTAATATTGATTATAGTGATTTTTCTAACTTTGTAAAATATAGTAGTGCAATTGAAAGATTAGCAAACTTTAAATATAAAAAAGAATTAGCCGAATGGTATGATAATACGATAACAACATTAACAGCGGATAGTACACCAAACACAATTGCATTAAATTTAGATATAACAAACTATCAAACAAAGAAAGCAAATTTAATAACTGGTTTTGATGGTTGGGAAACATATTTAACACAAAGTGTATTTACAGGTTCGTTTAGTAATGCATCTACGGTATCTTTATACAATGATTATTTAGATACGGCGGAATTATATGATAGAAACAATAACAATTCTTTAAAAAATAACATACCACTTCATATTGTAGAAGATAATGGAAATTTAGATTATCTTTTATTTTTAGATATGGTTGGTAATTATTTCGATATTATTTGGGCTTATATCAAAGGTATGAGTGACCAAAAGAAAATAGCAGAAACTAATACTGATGGTATTGAAGATAAGTTTTTATATCAGTATTTACAATCATTTGGTTGGAACGCAAAAAATCTTAATTCAAATAAACAACTTTGGGAATATACATTTGGATTAAATGATAATGCAGAAACTGGTTCATTTACATCTACGGCGTATTTAGGAGATAATACAGAACAAATAACTCCTGAAAAAGCCACTACACAAATTTGGCGTAGAATTGCAAACAACTTACCTTATTTATTAAAACATAAAGGTAGTGTTAGAGGTATTAACGCGTTATTAACTTGTTATGGTATTGCAGCATCAAACCTTTCTATAATGGAGTTTGGTGGACCTACTTCGGATGTGGTAGAAGATTCGCCTAAATTTATATACAATAGTTTAACACATAATTTAGTTTTTGATAATGTAACTGCAAGTTTAAGTATACCATTTACCGGTACACCTAAACCACAATCTATTGAATTTAAATTAAAGCCTGATAGTTTTCAACCATACACATTTGTAACAGGTAGTGGTAGTTTTAGTATAGGAATACAACCAGATATTTCTAATGATACTATTGCAAACAAATATGGTTATTTTACAATCAATGGTAATTGGGTAAATTCAAAATATCCTTTTTATGATGGAAATTATCATAGTATATTACTTAACAAAAGTGGTAGTACATATAATTTATATGCTAGAACAAATGATAAAGATAGAATTATACAAAGTGGGGAATGGATAACAACTATTACGGGTAGTAATTACGAAGATACAACTACATTAAAGTTTATAGGATTTAAAGGTCATTTAGAAGAATTTAGATTATGGGAAACTAATTTAAGTGAAAGTGTATTTAATAGCCACGTTGTAATGCCGGAAGCGGTTAATGGTAATCATTTATATAGTTCTACTCAAGATTTATTATTGAGATTAGATTTTGAAAGACCACAAAATGTAAATACTAATACTACAATTAATAACGTAGCACCTAAAATAGAATATGTTGCAGCCGTTAGTGCAAGTGGGTTTGCAACGGCAAGTTCATATCCATACAATTATGATGTATTAGAAAGAGAAGTGGCGTTAACAATTCCAAATAGTGGAGCAAGTAGATATTATACAAATAAAGTAAGATTAGAATCACAAGAATTAACATCTAACTTATCACCATTATATCGTTCAACTATTAAAGCATTTGAAAACGCTCCTATGGATTCAAATAGAGTAGGATTGTTTTTCTCACCTAATAAAGATTTAGATTTAGATATTGCAAAATCATTCGGTGGAGAATCTTTTGATGAATATATAGGTAATCCAAAATATGAATATGGGTATATTAATTATCCTGAATTGGATGCTGTAAGAAATTATTATTTTGAAAGAGTAGGTGAAAGAAACTTATATGAGTTTATACGTTTAATTAAATTTTACGATAAATCATTATTTGTTAATCTAAGAGAAATGTTGCCAGCAAGAGTTATAGCAACAACAGGACTTTTAATTGCACCACATTTATTAGAAAGAAATAGAATTAAAGTAAATAGACCAGAAGCAACTGCTGAAAGTTTAGAAGGTGTTGTAACCGAAACTCAGATTACTGAATTAACTTCTACGTTTGATTATAAAGAAGCAAATTTAAATTTAACTGCTTCTGTTGAAAATATAAGTGGTGTAAACCAAACCATAAATGGAACATTGGTTGCATCGGATATATACAATTTTAGTGCAGAAGCTGATTCATTTGCAGGAACAATTAATACTGATTTGGTAAATGTTGCTAAAGGTTCTTATATAACATATACCGGTTCAATTGATTATAGAAGGGATGATGGGACAATAACAACCGAACTTGATTTAATGAATGCTGGGCAAATTGTTGGAATGGATAATGCTTATATTGATTATGGGTATGGTACGGTTTTTAATAATGGATATGGAAAATATATTTATGAAGAGAATGGTGTATTTAAATCAAAGGCAATTAGAGCATTTTTAGTAACAAAAAAATCTACAACACTTACATATGTAAATACATTATATAAAATAGATGCAACAACTAATTTTGGTGGATTTGTAAGATATAATAATTTAGATGGCAATGAAGAAACTTTAGCACCGGATGCAAATATTATATTTACTTTCTATGCTAGTCAGATTTTGGAAAACGCATTAATTGATTGTTCATTAGAACAGGTGCTTGGTAGTGGTACAAATGTAGCAACATCATCGTATTCTCAAAAATTAATAGTACAAGATGGTGCACAATTATTGAATTCAGCATCTTTATATAATGACCCTAATTTAAGTAATACAGCACCTGTGGATGGGTATTTACTATCTCATTATATTTATAAAGGAGATAAACATACGAGTATTGAAAATTTGTTCTATAAAGGATGTAAACAAACAACTGCTACAACGATAGATGGTAAAGCCGCAGTAGAAACATTTACAACTAACCCAACTACATTAAGAGTAACCGCACAAGGTAGAAGTAGTAATGAACCAATATTAGAAGTAGATTAAAAATAATGTAACAAAAAAATATTTTATATATTTATAAAAGAATAATAAACAAACTATGGCATACTTAGATAACACAACAATTACAGTAGACGCTATTCTTACTAAAAAAGGTAGAGAAAAATTAGCAGCTGGACAACCATTAAACATTTCGCAATTTGCATTAGGTGATGATGAAATTGATTACGATTTATATGATGCAGGACATCCAAAAGGGTCTGCGTTTTATGATAATTCAATTTTGAGAACTCCTATTTTAGAAGCATCTCCTGATGAAACTCAGGCATTAAAATATAAATTAGTAACTTTACCAAAAGGTACAACAAGAATACCGGTAGTTTCTATTAATGCAGCTTCTATTGCAGCTAAAACAACAGGTGGTCAATTTCCAATTACACCTTCTACATCGCCAGCTGGAAATAGAAATGGTGGATATACTGCAATATTAGGTAATAAAAATGCAGGTACTATCGTTGGTGAAGGTATGGCAAATATAACAACAACTTCAACTACATTTACAAATAGTGTAACTGCAACTGCAGAAGTAGTAAAAGGTATGACATTTACTTTCATTCCTAATAGTTCTTTAACTTCAACATTAACAACAACTTTAACTATATTTGGTAACGAAACTGGTGGTAGTATTACTATTCCGGTAACTGTTACTTATGTAGCTTAATAAAATAATAAACAACGAATATGGCAACTTTAGGTTCAAATACCGGTACACAATTAACAAACGACTTAGCATCGTATCTTAACTTACAAAAGCAAAATGCTAATGGAACAATAGATACAACACAATTAGCAGCTATTATTAACAATTACCTTACAACGGGTGAAAAATTAATAATGGAAGCTGGAACTACTACAAACTCAGTATATAAGCAATTTAATACAACAGATGTAGTTCCTGCTAAAAATGAAGTAGTAACAACTGGATTATGGAGTAATGGTAGTGGTTCTTTAAGTTCTGATATCGTTACTGGTTCAATAACAAATATGGCGGGCAATAGTGGTTCGGCAACTGATGAATACTATTATAATGTATATGCAACCCATAGTTCAGAAATTCCTGAATTTGCAGTAGCATATGGGCATATTAGTGGTGCAGGTGCGAGAACATTAGCAAACTATGATGAAGCAACGTTACCAACAAAAGCAACTTATTTTCAATATAGAGCTTTATTAACAGATACGGCTGAAATAAAATTCCGTTTTTGGGGTGCAAGTGGTGAAGATAGTTATGAATCCGATGATTTCTACGCAGTTAATATTAGTAGAGCAAATTATAGAGAAAGAGTAGATCCAGGGAATTGGGAATTAACATTAAGTGGTTCAAGTGGTTCATTTACTTTTATAGATAATAGTGGTGAAAAATTCAATATAACTAATGCAGGTACTAATGAATACAATATTGTTAGTGGTACATTAAATTTAGGTACTAACAATTCAGCTACATTGGTAACACCAACTGCATCTAATGGACAAGGGTTTGGTAAATTCTATCCTGATTATGGTATTTTTATATTTAATCCAACGGCTTTATCAACTACACTTGGTGCACAATCTATTTTACCATCTGGTTCTTATATTTCAGATGAATTTAATCACAAAAAAATGTTCAATGTAATTAAATTGGGTGGTGATTTCCAAGCTCGTAGAATTGAAAATATATCTACCGCACATTACTTTGTAAGAGTTAACAATAGAGAGTTTAACTTTTCTAATAACCCTACTTATACTGATGCTACTGGTTCAATGAAACAACCTACATTTACAACAGACCCTTTAACTTATATTACAACAATTGGTTTATTTAACGATGCGAACGAAATGATTGCAGTAGCTAAAACATCACAACCTATTGCTAAATCTTTCAGTAAAGAATTGTTATTGAAAGTTAAATTAGATTTCTAATAAAAAAGATTTGTTTGGGAGTATCGTAGGACAAAAACCAAACACGTAACTAAAGAACCCAACCTTAAAAAAGTTGGGTTTTTGTTTAATAAGATATTTATATTAGATTATGTTAAAACAAATACCTAAATCCGATATTAGTTTTAGACCATTTAAGGTTTATAAAACATTTACACCAACCGAACAATCGATTCCAGCGGATTTGGCAGTAAACCACACAGGTAGTACAGACCAATTAACGGATTCAGAATTACATCAGCAAGGGTTATGGCATCAATTGCGTACTATGTATTATAATGGTGATAATGCATTAAATCCGTTTATGTCTTATGGTACATTTAAACCAAACTATACGAATGTTGAAACCGGGTTACAAAGAAGTTTAAAAGATAGAGCGTTTGTATTAAGTATACCACAAATAGAATTTGGCGAACAAATAAAACCAAATTCGGTTTATTTACAAAATTCAATAAGTATAGGAAACGAAGAAATATATGATGATGGTTATGGTAATTTAATATCAACTTATAGTTCATATTTTTTTAATAAAATAGATATTGAAACAAATGAATTTTGGTTTACTGATGCAAATAATACTGTTATTAAAACAAATATACTAACATTGGATATAGAAAATAATTTATTATTAGTACAAAATGAAGATACTTTTTATTTAATAAAAATTGATGTAGAAGAAGGTAGTGTTAGTTTTTTAGGCATATTTAAAGAAACAAATGTAAATGCATCAATTATAGGTAATGTATTTTATTCACATGGTATTATTACAATTACAAGAGAAACACAACTAAATGGTATAAGAGAAACCGCATTAACAAATTATAATTTAGAATATAAATCTACAAATACTATTTATGAAAATGAATACCTATTAGTAGTTGGTGAAGATGAATTTAATGTTTCTACAAACCCTACATCATATACTGAAAATAATGTTGATACTGGAACAATATATGTAAATGCATTAACTAAATACCAAATAGATGCAACGCGTATTTTATTGCCGGCAAATGGTGGGTTTGTACTTTATATAGATGATAGTGGTAATGAAGTAACATTAGCAATAGATGAAAATATAATTTATAATTTTTATGCTAGAGAAATATTAGAAAATAATTTGATTGGATGTTCATTACAAAACTTTAAACAAGAAACTGTAAAGTGGAGAAATAGTGATAAATATCAAAGAACTACATTAAATAACCCATACATTTCAGCAGTTAATGGTGTTAGTGCAAGTGGGTTTGATGTATACGAATATAGTTCATCGGTTGACCCAACTGGTTCTTATTTAGCACCATATATTACAACAATTGGTTTATATGATGATAATATGGATATGGTGGCAGTAGCTAAGTTAGCAAAGCCTGTAAAATCAACTCCTGACCTTCCTGTAAATTTTTTAGTTCGATTTGACAGTTAACGTATATTTATATAAAACAAAACACTATGGCACTACTAGATTTATACAACAATAGCAAATTAAAAGAAAAAGATGCTGATAAACAACGTACTGATGTTATCACAAATAAAATATATGGAACTGAGGCAGTCAACGGTTTTACACCAAAATTAAAAGTAGGTGATAAGAATAAAACAGATTTCAATATGGTTGATGTTAACACAAATAGTACGGTTAAGGCATTTGAACCATTAAATTTAAATGGGTCTAAAACCGCACCATATGTGCCAGGAAAGACGTATTTGGATGTTACGCCTAGAAAATAATAATGACAAAAAAAGTTACAAAAACAGGTTGGGTAGCAAAGAAGAATGGTTATAAGAGTGGATTAGAAGATACCGTTTCCCAACAAATAGAGAGTAAAGGAATTAAAGTAGAATATGAAACGGAAAAGGTGAATTATATTATACCGTCATCTCCTCACACATATAGTCCAGATTTTAAATTACCCAATAACATTAGGGTAGAAACGAAAGGTAGGTTTGTATTAGCTGATAGGAAAAAACATCTATTAGTTAAAGAACAAAACCCTACATTAGATATTCGTTTTGTGTTTACCAATTCAAAGAACAAAATCAATAAAAAATCCAAAACAACTTACGCCGATTGGTGTGATAAGTATGGATTTAAGTATGCCGATAAGGTAATACCAGATGAATGGTTCTCCGAATAATTTGGTAATTTGAACTATTTTCCGTATATTTGATATATGGAGATAATACAACTATTTGATAAGTACATCGGACCAAGCAAAACGCTTAAGAAAAATGAGCATGCATATCATTGTCCTTTCTGTCATCACCACAAACCAAAATTACAAATAAACGATAAAACTTTTAAGTTTCATTGTTGGACTTGCAATGCAGGTGGTAATCTTATGTACTTAGGTAAGAGAATTGGAATGAGTGATTTTGACCTAAGTGATTTGATTGGTAGATGTGGGATGAGTGAAGAAATTAGAAAAAAATTAAAAGATGATTGGGGTGGTTCTATTAAAGAATTGTTAGATAACATAACAGCAGAAATTGCAGAAGATGATGATGAAAACACATCACAATTGTTTTTACCATCTGAATTTAAATCTGCATTAGAATTATCAAATAGTATTACAAATCCATTAGAAAGAAATGCAATATCATATCTTAAACAAAGAGGTATTACTAAAAAACATATCATTAAATATAACATAGGATTTTGTCCAAAAGGATTATATGGTGGTAGAATTATCGTTCCTTCATATGATAGTAGAAATCAATTAAATTATTTTATAGCAAGAAGTATCTTTGCAGAAGAGAAACAAAAATATAAAAATCCACCTGTATCTAAGGATGTTATAGTATTTTCTAATCAAATTGATTGGAAACAACCTATTACTTTATGTGAAGGTGTATTTGATGCGATTGCTTTAAAAAGAAATTCTATCCCGTTATTAGGTAAATTTGTACAAAAAACATTAATGGGGGCTATTAAAAATACCAATCCTGATATCTACATTTGTTTGGATAGTGATGCACAAGAGGATGCAATGGTATTATATAATAAAATAAAACCATATGTAAAGTCGGTGAAAAACATTAAGTTAGATAATAAAGATGCCGGTGAAAATACCTTCCAAAATATTTTGAAATATCAGAAAAATTCCGTAACTTTAAGTTGGGAAACAGTATTAAGAGAAAAACTATCTAATTTCAGTAGTAGTATATTAAAATAGAATTTATCAAATAAAATATAAATGAATAAATTAAAAAGGATTTATCACATTGCAGACATTCACATTAGAAATCTAAAAAGACACCAGGAATATAGAGAGGTATTTGACAGATTATTTAATGATATTAAACAAAAGGGAACGGAAGATTCCCTTATTTATTTAGCTGGGGACTTAGCCCACGCTAAATTAGAAATGTCACCGGAACTTCTTAACGAAATTAATTACTTTATTAAGAAGTGTTGTGAACTATGTCCTACCATATTAATCGCTGGAAATCACGATTGTAACTTAAACAATGCCGGCAGATTGGATGTATTAACTCCAATTGTAGAAGCATTAGACTTACCTAATTTAACTTATTTAAGAAATACTCAAAGTTATACCTATGGGGGTGTAAGATTTGATACGTTCTCTATTTTTGATGACAAAGAGAATTGGATATTTGAACCATTAACATCAGATACTAAAAATATTGCATTGTTTCATGGACCTGTATTAGATGCAACTACGGATGTTGGTTATACAATTTCATCTCGTCATTTTACATCAGAAATGTTTGATGGATATGATTTAGCTTTATTAGGTGATATACATAAAAGACAAACTATGATTTCTCCGAAAGGATGTAAAGTAGTTTATCCAGGTTCTTTAATACAACAGAATCATGGTGAGGCATTAGATAAACATGGTTATGCTATTTGGAATATGGATGATTTATCAGTTGAGTATGTTGATGTACCGAATGATTATGGTTATTATACTTTACATGTAGAGAATGGTATTGTACCTGATGTAACCGATATGCCTGTTAAACCTCGTCTTAGAGTGTTCGTATCTAAAACCGATGCAGCAGATATTAAGAGAGTTACTACGGAGATTAAAAAGAAATATAAAGTAGATGAGTTCACTATTACTCGTACCGACACTTTAGCTCGTTTAAGGACGGGTAATAAAGATGGTAAGTTGAATGTAGGTAATGTGAACGACCCTCAATACCAAGCCGGCCTTATTAAAGATTACTTAGGTAGAAACTATATGTTGGATAATGAAACATTAGGTAAGATTGAGGATTTGAACAATAAACTAAACAAACGATTAAACGATGATGATTTAGTTAAGAACATAGCTTGGAAACCAATTAAGTTTGAGTTTGATAATATGTTCAGTTATGGTGAGAATAATATCGTTAACTTTGAGAATATGAAAGGGTTAATGGGTGTGTTCGCCCCAAACGCTAGTGGTAAGTCCTCTTTGTTTGATGCTTTATCTTTTTGTATTTTTGATAAAAGTAGTAGAGCATTTAAAGCAGCCAACATTCTAAACAATCGTAAAACATCATTTAGTTGTAAGTTAGAGTTTGATATTAATGATGAAAGATTTTTTATTGAGAGAACTGCTAAAACTACAAAGAAAGGTGATGCGGTTAAATGTGATGTAAACTTTTGGAAAATAGAGGGTGGTGAAATTGTAAACTTAAATGGTGATGAACGTAGAGGAACGGATAAAGTAATTGAAAGTTATTTAGGAAAGTATGAAGATTTTGTATTAACTGCATTATCGTTACAGGGAAACAATTCTTTATTCATTGATAAATCACAATCAGAAAGAAAGGATTTATTAGCTCAGTTTATGGGTATTAATGTATTCGATAAGTTATATGATTTAGCAAGTGAAGATATTAAAGAAGTTCAGGTCTTATTAAGAAACTTTAAGAGAACCGATTTTACATCTGAATTAGCAACAGCAGAAAATAAATTAGAAACCTTAAAGGATGAATATGAGGAATTTGAAATTGAGAAAGAAGGTTACGAAGATAGACAAGATGATTTAAATGATGAGATAACTAATCTATCAGCACAATTAGTTCCTATTGATGGCAATTTAGATATTGATGAATTAGAAAATAAACAATCAACTTTACAATCTCAAATCACAGGCTCAGATGCAACCATACAAACCAAATCCGTAAGTATTGGTAAGATTGTAGATGTAATGGCTGAATTAACAATTGCAATTGATAGTAAAAAACAATTCAATGATATTGATATTGAAGTTGTATATTCTAACTATCAACAACAACAAAAGGAGTTAATTGAAGCTACAAAAATTTATGATATTGCAAAAGGACATTTATCTGCAGCTGAAGAAAAAATTTCACATTTAGATAAACATAAATACGACCCTAATTGTAAATTTTGTTGTGATAATGTATTCGTTAAAAATGCGATGGATGCAAAAGGTACATTACCTGAATTAAAAGAAGCAGTTAAACAAGCAACAATTAATGCAACCGGTATTCAACAAACATTAGATTCATGGGAAGGTATTGAAGAACAATATTTACAATATACTGATTATAAAACTAAGTTAGAGAAAGGTAAAGCACTTCATAAAACTACATATTTAGAATTGAGTGGATTAATTACTCAAAAAGAATTATATGAAGCACAATTAGCAGCAGTAGAATTAGATATTGAAAGATACCACGCCAACGAAACTACTATTCAAAACAATGATTCATTAGAGGAACAAATTGATATTAAGAAACAAGAGTTAGCGGGAGTTAGTAAAGACCTAAGAGAGATAGCTGCACGATTATTAGATATGAATGGACAGATAGTTCAAACACAATCTTATATTACATCAGTTACCGATAAGATGACAGAAGCAAAAGATTTAGAAGAAAAATTCCAAATCTACGAATACTACTTAGATGCAGTAAAGAGAGATGGTGTTTCATATGAATTAATTGCAAAGGCTCTACCGGTGATAGAAGGTGAGGTTAACAACATCTTACAGCAAATTGTAGAGTTTGGTATCGTCTTTGATATGAGTGGCAAGAATGTGAACGCTAGGATTGTTTATGAGGACCAACATTGGCCATTAGAAATGTGTAGTGGTATGGAGAAATTCGTAAGTGGATTAGCTATTAGAGTAGCACTTATTAATGTATGTAATTTACCTCGTCCAAACTTCTTAGTAATCGATGAAGGATTTGGTACATTAGATAGTGATAATTTACAATCTATCTTTATGATGTTTGATTACCTTAAAACACAATTTGATTTTATTAATATTATTTCTCACTTGGATGCAATGCGAGATATTGTTGATACATTAGTTGAAATTAAAAAAGTAGATGGATTTTCTCAAATTCAATATAAATAGATATTTATTTCTATGAATGAAAAAATACACAATCAATTAACAAGTAAAGGATATTATACAACAACGATAAATCCTACTATAACTGAAAAACTAAAACAAATTTTTAGTAAAATAAAAGATATAGAGTTTAGAGATGCAACACATACATCTTGTGGTGAAACGGGATACACACATGATACCGATTTTGAAGTATTAGAGGAATTAAAAAAAGAATATGCACCATTAAAAAAATGGCAATTTTGGTATTCTAATCATAATTTATATAAATTTTTAGATAGAAATGAGGTAGAATTTATTAAAGATGAAGTTTTTAGAAGTTTAATACAAGAATGTTATCCTGCTGATTTATACGATTTAGAAAATTGTAATTTATCTTATACTATGTATAATAAACAATGTTATATAAATCAACACCAAGATGGTATTAGTAAAAATAAAATATGTAATATTTTACTTTATTTAAATGAAGATTATAAGGATGGATATGGTGGTGAATTAGTTATAAATGGTAATGTTGTAGTAAAACCAGAGTTTGGTACATTGACAGTATTAGATTTTACAACCGCAAATCCAAAACACGAAGTAACCGAAGTGTTAGATGATAACTTTAAGCGATTTGCTATTTTAACTTCATTTATATATAATAATAAATAAATGGAATATTTATAAGAAATACATTCTATAAATGGCCGTTGATATAAAAGTTGCACCCGATGAGAAACTAGAATTAGTACAAACGTACATTACAGATACTAATTCAAATTCAGATTATTTTAATATAAGTGAACTACCTGAGACATTTTCGGGTGGTAAAAACGCGTTTCTATTAGCAGGTTCTGATAAATTAGTAGCTAATACTGAAATTAAAATTCAAATAAAAGATGCAGAAGGTAATTTATGTTATATAGAATACTCAAATGGTTCACCTGAATATTATGAAGGAAACTCTAAGGTAGTAGCTGTTTATGTATATCCAAACGTAACCGCCTTTGGACCGGCAACAATTACAATATTAGGTCAATTAAAAGATGTTCCACAAGAATGGAATGGATTATATAGTGTTAAATGGACTAAGCAGATTAATATAAATCCGGCATTAGCTAACACTACAAGAGTAAGATTTTATAAAAGACCACAAGTTTCTATTACAGAAATAGTAGAACCATTATACACAATCGTAAGTGGTAGTAAAACACCATCATTAATTCAAGGTTCATTTGCATCAATTAAAGTAAATCAATTAGAAACATTTGCGGGAGATGTAAAACGAATAAAAGTATATAGAACTGCACAAGGTGATATATCTGATTATGATTTAATACAAGATATATTAGTAGAATCAAAAAATCTTTTAACTACATATGAATTAAGTGGAAGTGTGGTTGGTGATGGTGGATTATTTACAAACGATTCTCTTTCTAAATTATGGTTAACTGGTTCATTGTATGGAGCATTAAATTCTACATATATCAATGATGGGTTACAATTAACAGGTAGTGGTGCACTTACTTATTCATCATCACTAAATTTACTTAGTTCAAATACATATGAATTACAATTAGATAGTTTCTTTACTGGTTCTACTGCAAATAAATTAGGAATATATGTAAGTTATCCTACACAATCTACATTAGGACAACCGTATACATCAACTACACCAATTGCAATATTAAATGGTATAACACCAACTAAAAATTTTGGAACACAAACATTTCCATTTAATGTACCATTTGATTATCCAACGGCAAGTTTATACCTATCACAATCATCTGGAACAACACAATGGCACATTGGTAATGTAAGTTTAAATGTTTCACAAGATACTGCATTTTCTCCAAATGAAATAAGTTTTGTTACATCAATGCCAACAGTATTGACAAATGAAACATTCAATTTTAAGTTTGAATTTTATGATGTAAACAATAACTATGTACCTGTTGCAGTAACACATAGTGCCGTTTTTGTTGGTGGTACAAACTTTAACACATTACAATCCGGTTCACTATATGCATCTGCATCAGTATCGGCATCACTAGCGGCATTATCACAATCAGTTAGTGGTACAATTTCATTAACATCGCAATCGGTTAGCAGTAGTATATCAGCTACAAGTGCATCTTTAAGTAGTAGTATTTCCAAATCAGCAAGTGACACTAGTGCATCATCTGCAAACTTTATTATATTAGTAAGTGGTTCATTAAGTAGTTCTATTAATGTAGTGAGTGGGAGTGTATATGTATTAAGTGCATCGGTAAGTAGTTCACTTGGAAATTTAAGTAGTTCAATATTTAACGCATCATCAACTTCAAAATTTGAAGTTTATTCTGCATCTGCATTTTTAGATAAATTTATTTATACGGATGAAACTGGAAAAATTAATACCCCACCAACCGCAAGTGGAAATGGATTATATTTAGGTTCTACTTATTTGGGATATTATTCACAATCGGCTTGGCGAACTTATATGGATGACCAGGGTGATTTTGCATTAGCAGGTGCAAATCCAAATGCAGGATTTTTAGCATGGAGTTCTAAATTACAGAGATTACAAGTTCAAGGTGATATTAATATACAAGGTGGAAACGCAGCAACAACCTCATCGGTAACAACAGCGGTAAATTCTGCAACTTCATCATTATCACAATCATTAGCACCAAATATATTTACATCAACAAGTGGTTTAATAAATAGACCACCAACAGTTTTAGTTGGTTCTACGGCAGGATTATATTTAGGTTCATCTTATTTGGGATATTATAATGGTACTGATTGGAAAACCTACATGGCTAACAATGGTAATTTTTATTTAAGTGGTACTGGTACTAATGCATTAAGTTGGGATGGTACTACTTTAACTATAAGTGGCGTTATTAATGTAACAGGTGGAAATGCAGCAACTGATGCAAATGCATTATTATATTCACAGAGAGCGGTAACATCCGGTTCTAATGCAGCAGCTACTGCACAATCAAACGCAATTTCAACCGCATCTGATGATGCTACATCAAAGGCAAACGCAGCTTACAACAACTCAACCGCCCAATTACAGATTTTAGCAAATGGTGGATATAGTGGTTCATTTATTGGTAGTACAACGATTTATTCACCAAACATAGGTGGACAAAACGGATATATTTCAAACATATTTAAAGTAGGTCAAAATGGTATTACATTAGATGGTACAAATAAAAAAATTTATATAGGTACTGGTACTTTTAATAATGCCAATACTGCATTTTATGTAGATAATAGTAGTAATTTTTCATTAGGAAATAAATTAACTTGGGATGGTACTACATTAACAATTGATGGTGCAGCTAACATAGGTGGTTCAACTGCAACCGTAGTAGCCAATGGAGCAGCTGCGGGTGCATTGGCACTCCAATCAGGAGCAAACATTAGTTTACTAAATAACAATTCCGGATTTCAAGATGCATCAAGTGTAAACAATGCAGCAAAAACTGCAGGTAGTGTTGGTGGGTGGACAATTAATTCTACAAATTTAACATCCAATAATAACCGAACAATTTTATATAATACTGGATATATTGAATTAAAAGATTCAGCCGGTCAAAATAAAATAACAATAGATTCGAGTGCAACATTACCTGACCCAACCGCAGGTAGTGATAGTGGAAACATTGTAGTACCGGCACAAGCTGCACAAACAGTATATGTAAGTGGTGGAACGGTATCGGGTGGCACTTCACCATTGGTTGGGCCAGATGCAAATGGGAATTACGGAATTGGATGGTCACAACAAGTTTGGTTTACACCAACTATTACAGGATACTATGAATTTACAACTTGGTTTCCAAAAAATGATGGAATGGGTGCAACTGGAACGAGTGGTACTGCAATAATGGGATTAAGAGCATACATCTATGATGCGGCTGGTAATTCATTAATAAACGAAGAGGGTAAAGAATATATAGAAGGACCTGTTGAAGGTGCGGCGGTGGGTGCAACTCAGTCTGGATTCGCAGCGGGAACATATGGTAACCAATATAATAGAGATGGAACAGGTGCATATTTCTCTAACCAATTATTAACCGCAGGTGTTGCAGTTAGATTTTTAATACAATGGATAGTTTTTAATATACGAAATACCGATGATTTAACAATAAAAGCATATTGGCCGGCAACAAATGTGCAATATATTTCCAATGTGCCTAAAACAAATATAAACCAACAAGGATTTCAGGTTGTACAAGATACAAATAGATACTTAACAATCAGGCCATCAGGTTGGTATATGTATAATGACCCGGCAGTATATGGTAGTTCACCTCCTGCAAATTTGGGTGACCAGGGAATTACGGAAGTTACCGGTATAATGGGTGGTACTTTGGTTGTATTAAATGCAACTGATAAAAATGATTGGCATAGTTCTAAACAAAAACAATATATCCGAAGTGCACAATTTTCATTTTCAAATAGAGCAGCGGGTGGTAATTTTATTAGTTCATTTTTCTATGGTGGATATGCACGTTCATTTAATTTAACAAGAGCATATGGGTGGTTTCAACCAAACACAAACACCGGATTTACTGATTTTGGTGGTTCTTGGTGGCCTTACGCTTATAATATAGAAAGTGTAACTAGAATTAGTTATGGTAAATTTCAGGTAACATTTGCAGAAGCAATAATGGATTCATATGGTGCCTATTACGGTGGTGGTATATATAGTGTATTTATAGGAAGTAGAGATATGGATGGGCCGACACAATTCCAACAGGCGGGACTAAGTAACGTATATCATACCGGATTTATTATTGATTTGGGTAATGAAACTTTAGATAATAGATTTATTTCAATATTAGTAATCGCTTAAAATAAATAAAAATGAAAAATTATATAATAATATATCCCAATACTAATCCAGACTATATATCCGAATTATGTACAAGTCTTATAACTGTTAAAGGTGATAATAAATTAGATGGAATCGAAGATGCAATAAACGATACACCCGATGGATATCCGTTTCTAATAATAGAAAGTACAGAATATGATAACATGTTTCATGATGCATATACTCCGGATTTTTCTAATCCAGACGGGTATGGTACTAATCAAAAAATTTTAAAATCACTTAAAGCTTCCGGATTTATTGACTGGGGTACAAATAATTAATTATGCTAAATATAGATGTAAATAGAGCATTAGATGTACATAAAAAACAAATTAGAACAAAAAGAGAAATTCTTTTTAAAGATTTAGATGTACAATTTATGAGAGCGTTAGAAGTAGGTAATACGGAATTAGCAGCAGAAATTGGTGCAAAAAAACAAGCATTAAGAGATGCAACCAATATTGATTCAGGTTCAATTACTAATTTAAGTGATGTAAAAGCATTATGGGATACTGATATATTAGGTGAAACACCCTATAAATAAATAAGTTATGTTTGATTTATTAGTTACGACTGGAGCAGGTAATGTTCCTATGGGTGGTAGTGATATATGGGTAAACAATTTTTTAGAAAATGTAGTTCCATATTTAAATTATCCAATTGTATTATTAATTGATGGTAGAAAACCCAATGGATTTAATCCTGATTCAATTCCGTGTCAATTTGCATTTTCAAAAGAAACACCACTATTAATACCACCACTTTTAAGAAATTGTAGAAGAATACATTTTTTACACAACAACTATTATCGTAGAGATGAATTGTGGGAATACAAACATAAATTCCATACAATATTTTGTCACGCTTATATCAAAGAAATTATAAACACCAATATAGATTTAGGATTAGACAGAGTTTATTTACCCACTACAATGGATTTACAATGGGAACAGGATGTATTAGAAAAATGTAAACAAATAGTTTGGATTGGTTGTAACGATGGATTAGTACAAAAAGATTTTAAAAAGAAAACAATTCAGATACCAAATTATTATGAGTTTAATCAAAATATAGAATATAAATGGAATACGGATAAGATAGGATATGCAGCTCGTAGTGAGACAAGAAAGTGTTTTCATTTCTTAGATAAACACAAAGGATATGCTATTACCGATTGGATGGGATATGAAAATTTAAAAGAAGGATTAAACTTAAATTTAAAAAAAGTAAGATTCTACCCATATAATTTGGAAAACCACAGAAATTTCTTTAACTTAGACTTTACGATATTTCACGGATGTTATGTAAATGAACCATTTGGGTATTCTATATTTAACGCAATTGATTATGGTAAACTTCCAATTCTAAATAAGTTTTGGTTACCTAAAATAGATTACAAATATAGAGCAAATACAAAAGAGGAATTTAATAAGATGTATGAAATAATGTGTAATGATTTTGAATTAGAAAGACAATATAACTTTTTTAAATTAAAAGAAGCATTGCAACAATATAGTAGTAAAGAGGAATGGGTATATGAAATCACAAATATTTTAAATAAATGAAACACATAATAGTAGCGGGGGATTCATTTAGTTATTATACAAATGAACTAAAAAAAATTAAAACACCAGAACAAATTATTAATATTGATAATGGTAATTGGTTTCATTTTTTAGAAGATGAATATAGAGAAAATAATATAGAATATAAATTTTATTATTTAGGAAGACCATCTGCAGGAAATCATTATATAATAGACAGAACAAAAAATAAAATTGAAGAATTATTAGAAAAAGGAATTGATGCAGATTCAATATATTGTGGAATTCAATTTACTTATTTTTTTAGAAATATTTTATCAATGGATAAAACTAAAATGATAACAAAAGAATTACAAAATGATTATTTTGATTTAACCAATCGAATTCCAAATAAAGTAGAATATATTAAAAAAACATTGAATCATATAAACAATTTAGCAGATTTTATAAAAGAAAAAAAAATACAATTTCACTTCTTTTTTCAACAGGATATATTTAAACATTTTGGATTAAAAGAAATAAATTTTGAATCAGAAATAAATAAAATAAAACAATATTTTTTAACTAATAATGATTCTAAATTAGATGGAATGTTAGAAAACTATCTAAACAAAGATTTAGATAATTTATATTCGGCATATGTCTCAAAATACGATTTACATTTTAATTCAATTGTATATTATCATTGGTATATTGATAAAATAAAACCAATATTAATGCCAAATACATTTTATAAAATAAACGAAAATACGTTACAAAATGTACATTTATATCATAAAAATAAATTATTAAATGATAACAAATAAAGATTACATAAAAGAATTTATTTCTAATAATCAAGAAATAGATGAGTATGGAGACCAGGTGTTAATTAATGTTCCATATCGTTGGTCTCATGGTGCAACCGATGACCACTTAGGGGATGGGTTAATTATATATTCCCTAATTCAATATATGAGAGCAAAAATATGTGTATGTTTAGGTAGTGGTGGTGGATTTATACCTAGAATTATGACACAGGCTAAAATGGATTTGCATTCTCAAAATATATTTGAAGGTAATAATGATAAAAGTTGGGGTGATATTGGTACTACATATATTGTAGATGCAGCAAATGGTATTGGTGGTAATGTAAATTGGTTAAAAGAAGAATCATTTTTTAGAAGATTATTTTCACCAAGAATTATAAATGATACAACTGCAAATGCATTTCATAATTTTTTTGTACTAAATGATATTAAGATTGATTATTTGCATATTGATGCAGGGCATAGTTATGAAAATGTAAAAGAAGATTTTGAATTATATTCTCAATTAATGAGTGAGAATGGTATTATATCAATTCACGATACTGACCCTAATTACGCAGATAAATACATAGTGACAAATGAGGTTAAAGATAGAGGTGATTTTGATGATTGGAAAGGACCGATACAATTAGCAAAAGAAATAGATACCGATAAATGGCAAGTGTTTGATTTATTTAACTTTGGTATTCAAAAAAACAAACCGGCATCAACGGGATTAACATTAGTAAGAAAAAAATAATGAAAAGATTAGTTACAGTCACAGGTAGTAGAACATCAACATTAAAACATATGCTAAATCACTATAAAGATTTAGTAGATGAAATGTATGTGGTGGTATATGAATGGGAAGGAAAAAGTTTATATGAATCAGTAAATGATATTGTTTCTCAATTTCCAACAGCAAAAATAATAAAAAGAGTTTATAAAGAAAAATTCAATTGGGAATATGTAACTAAATTGTATAATGAAATAAAAATGATGTATCCGGATGATTGGTGGATAGTATCGGATGATGATGAATTTCATGTCTATTCAAGAAATTTAAATACAATTATAGAAGAATGTGAATCGAATGGGTGGGTAATGGTTAGAGGTGGATTTGTAGATAGAATTGGTAGAGATGGTGAATTTTCGGAACTAAAAGAAGATGTAAATATATTTGAACAATTTCCATTAGCAGGTTGTTTTCGTTATCCATTAAGTAACGCATGCCCAAATAAAATGTGTATAATGAAAGGTTGGGTAGAACTTACACCAGGACAACATTATGCAAAAATAGATGGACAAACAACTTGGAAATGGCAAGGTTGGAATCATCCACTAATTGCACCAACAAATGAATATAATGTACAGGTTCATCATTTTAAATGGGATTCAACGTGTATAGAAAGAATTAAAGCAGTTGCAGATATTAACAAAGATTATGCTTATTCAAAAGAATATCAAATAATGTACGATGCATTAAAACTAAATAATTTTAAAATTGATATTTATGATGAGAGATTTATGTTTGAAGATGTTGGTGTATTGGGTTATAGTTTATGGCGAATACTCTTCAAAATAATTCAGTCAGTTTAATTTGGTTATATAAATAAAATTCGTTACATTTAGATATGAGTAATCATAAATTAGCTATTGTAGTTCCATATAGAGATAGGAGAGAACATCTCGATATTTTCTTGCCACACATACAATCGTTTTTAAAAGGTAAAGATATTGATTATAAAATATTTGTAATTGAACAATCCGATAATAAACCTTTTAATTATGGTAAGTTATGTAATTCCGCATTTCATTTATTAAAAAATGAATATGATTATTTTTGTTTCCACGATGTAGATATGTTACCTGCATCGGATAAAGCAGATTATTCTTACAAAGAACATCCTACCCATTTAGCAACGCGAGTACAAGTACATGAAAACACTTTACCTTATTTACAATATTTGGGTGGTGTATTAATAATTTCAAAAGAAGATTTTGAAAAAGTTAATGGGTATTCTAATGAATATTATGGATGGGGATACGCAGATTTAGATTTATTATTTAGAATGGATAATGCAGGAATTAAATTAGACTCAGAATATATTTACCCAAGAGTAGATACCGAATATGAAATAGATAGATTAAGAATTACGGATTCAATTAAAAAAGAAAAAGTATCTTATTTAAAATTTGATGGCGAAACTCAAATGGAAATATTACCAAATAAATTTTTAAAAGGAATTACAACCGATTCATTTACAATATCAGCTTGGATTAACTTTGATGATTTTGTTAAAGAAGAACAATATGTAGTTTCATTTCCTGGATTCAATAGTGGTATTTCAATTCAACCAGATAACACATTAAGATTTAATTTTTGGGGAAAAGATAATAAGTATTACTTTAATTATAGAAAATTAAAACCAAATCAATGGCATCATATCATATGTAATATTGATTTTGATTCAAATAAATTACGAGTATTTGTAGATACATTTGAAGAAAATAAAAAAATAGATACATTAACACAATTTGAATTACCATTACGAGATTATACCAACGATAAAATTTATATTGGATGTGGTTCACATGGTAAAAATATGTTTAGAGGTAAATTAGCAAATCTTTATATGTTTGATTATACATTAAGTGATTCGGAAATCAAAAATTTGTATTTAAATGGATTGATTAATAATAAAAAATTACAAACACAATTTGAACCAATATTAAAATATCAATTTAATAATTTTTATAAAAACTTTGTAATGGATGGTAGTAAACATCACAACCACGCTACGTTGTATAACACACATGGCAGTAATTATTCAGAATATCTTTTAAAGGATGAAATAATAAAAACATCTAAAATAAAACTACCAAAAAGAATTGAAGCAAATTTTCAATCACTACCACATGATAATGATACGGATATTGTTAATAGATTTAAATCATTTGATCCAGATATTATTGAGAATGGATTGATATTTTTTAATGATATATTAACTAAAAAGTTTTCAACATCTAAGATAGGATTAAATAATTTAAAATTCAAATTGGTAAAAGAAGAAACCTTTGATAAAAATACAGAATGGTATAAAATAATTTTATGATAAAACAATTATTAAACAACGAATTAGTTGTAAAACAATTAGAAAAAATTGCACAAGAATTAGAAGTAATGAAAGAAAGTAAAGGAGATTTTTCTTTTTTCTTACCTAAACTTATTATTAATATAGAAGCATTATTAAAAATGTATCATTTTAATGGTTCTAATACATTTGATTACGCAGTTAATTTTTTAGATACAAAAGACGAAAAAATTTCTTTACAACAAGAAAGAGAAAATGTTGGTAAAGGATTAGAACAATTATATACAAGACTAGGTGAAGTTGATGCAAGATTATTAGAAATAGAAACACATATAACAACTCCAGAATGGAAAGTGTGGAAAGAAGGACATGAAGCAATTGCATTTGAAACAGTAAAAAAATTCTTAAAATAAAAACAAAATAAAATGGCAGAAAAAAAAGAACTAACAACCGAAGAAAGAGGTGTAAAAGCATTAGAAAGTATTGCACACTCAACACAAGACATTAGTGATTGGTTATACGATTTAGATACCAAAGGATGGTCTACAAGATTAGAATGGTATTTGAATGAGTTTTACAATATTGCTAAAACCAAAGCAGTTGGAACATCAACAAGACCCGATAAAGAGTCCGAAAGAGAAGCTTAATGCAAAAATTAGCAATAATAGTTCCATATAGAGATAGAACCTCTCATTTAGAAGTATTCGTTCCTTATATGCAAGAGTATTTAGAGGATTACGATTATAAAATCTTTGTCATAGAACAGAGTGATGATAAGCCTTTTAATAGAGGTAAACTTTTAAACGTAGGAGCTAGGATTGCAATTAAAGAAGGGTTTGATTATTTTGCATTACATGATGTAGATATGTTACCTTTAAAGGGAGTAGATTATTCTTATCCTGATACACCAATTCATTTAGTATCTAAAATTAATAAAGATATACCATTCATCGATTATTTTGGTGGAGTTACTTTATTTAATGTACATGATTACAAATTAGTAAATGGATATTCTAATGAGTATTGGGGGTGGGGATTTGAAGATGATGATTTATTATATAGATGTATTCAGAGAAATATACCATTGGATAAAATTTCAGTTGGTATACCCGATAAAAACTATCTAATAAATTATTTTAAATTTGATGGTAAAACATCTTATATTAAAATACCTTACAAAAATTTAGCATCTATTTTTAATGGTGATTTTACAATATCAATTAAAGTAAAACCAGAAGATAGTAAAACTTCATTAAAAGAGCAGTTTGATGAATATCAGATTACTTCAATACCAGGTAGAAACACAGGTATATCATACACATCATTCAAACGATACAAAGGTGAGATTTGGACTAAAGATGATATTTCAACATCTATTCAAAGTGATATCATTGGTGAAGTATGGTCACATTTAGTAATTACAAAAGAAGATGATATATTTTCTTTTTATATGAATGGTGAACTAATCGATACCAAAGAATTAAAAGAACAAATATATGAATATGATAATGATTATTTTTATATTGGGGTAGGTAATCCAACATTAGATGCTAAACAATTTTATTTTAAAGGATTAATTGCTGAGTTTGCTATTTGGAATATTGTATTAGAATTAGATAACATAAAAGAAGTATATGAAAATTCATTATACAAATCTATAATTAATGATTATAGAAAATATGATAAATCAAAATACTTAAAATGTTATTATGATTTTAAAAATTTTAAAGGTGATATTATACAAGATTTAAGTGGCAATAAAAATAATGGATTTATTTACAATTGTGAAGATAACATATTGGTAGATAAATTTGAAACAGAAATTATAGTTCCAATTAGACGAGAAGGAAAATTTAAAACATTAAAACATAGTTCAAATTCAACAATTGGGAATAATTGGGTACATTCAGAAACAAGAAAAAATCAAGAAAGATTTTACAACGAAATGAAAGGTAATATAGTAGATTTATCAATAGATGGATTAAACACTTGCATATATAAAGAAATAGAAAGTAACAAACTTTCAGAAAAAGCAATAAAAATTTCAGTTAAACTATGAAGTTAGGAGTATGTGTACCATATAGAAATAGAGAAACTCATTTAAAAGAGTTTTCACCTAGAGTTCATAAATTCTTAGAAGAACAAGGTATTGAACATAAAATATATTTTGCGCATCAATGTGATGATAAGTTATTCAATAGAGGTAAGATGAAAAACATTGCAGCGAAACACGCATTTGATGATGGATGTGATTATATTGTATGGCATGATATAGATATGGTACCAGAGGATAGTTCTTGTGATTATACGTTCAATCCTGAGAACCCTAAGCATTTAGCAGTAAGAATATCTCAAACAGATTATAACCTTAAATATGAGGAGTATTTTGGTGGTGCAGTATTGTTTACAAAAGAACAAGTTGAAGCAACAAATGGTTACTCAAACGATTATTGGGATTGGGGTATGGAAGATGATGACCTTTTTTGGAGATGTGTATTGACCGGTAATGCAGAACAACATTATTTACCGGATATAACCAACCAAAAGTATGGATATTTTGATGGATTAAAATCATATGTTAAAATAGAACCATCTCGTTCAATTAGAAATTTATGCTCACGTTCACATACGGTTTCAATATTAGTAAGAGCACATCAACAAGAGGAGAAAGTTCCTATTTATTTAATTGGAGATGCAGATAGAAGATTTTGTGAATATCCAATCCTTCGCAGACCGGGACATGATTGGGGTATATCGTATAATAATAGTAGAGCATTTACTTCTATGTTATGGAATAATGAAAGAGAATTTTTATACCTATGGGCAAAGAGATACGAACAACAATGGAGTTGGGTAACATTGACAGTTGATGATGATAATAAATTAATTTCACTTCACATCAATGGTAAAAAAAGTGATGCAAGATTTGGAACAGGTGCAACATCACCATTAGAATATAGTGGATATTTAAAAAGATATGGAACAGAACCATACTATATTGGAACAACACCATCGGTAGGAGTAGATGAGGTTAATAGATGGTTTAAAGGTGATATTGCAAAAGTTATGATGTGGGATAGATGTTTATCAGAAAATGAAATAATGGAATTTCCGAATGATATGGTGGCACATTATGATTTTAATTCAATAAATGGAAATGTATTAAACGATTTAAGTGATAACGGAAATCATGGCGAAATAAATGATGTTGAAATAAAAGAAGAAAATACTTTGAAAGTTAATAATACTATCTTACCTTTCCGTAGAGATGGTAAGTTTGAATGTTTACCACACCAAACCGAAGGTCTAATAACAGTTGGTGGTGTAGATAAATGGGCAAAGGGTGAAACAACTGCAAGAAATGAAAGAAGATATATATTAGAAATGCAACAAGGTAAGTATAATTGGAAAAACGATGGTATGAATAGTTTAGAATACGAACTCATATCAGTAGATGAAATAGGTAATAATTCTGTAATAATAAATTGTAAAGCATAATGGCTAGTTACGAAAAATTTGAAAGTGTAAGAGAACAATTAAATGCGGTAGGAGTAGGATTCTGTTTAGCAAAATGGATGCAAGTAACAATGCATTTACATATTGGACATAATCATAGTTGTCACCATCCGATGACACATCAGGTATCAACAACTGAATTAAATAGAGACCCTTCCGCACTTCATAATACACGCTTCAAAAAACAAAAAAGAAGAGAAATGTTAGAAGGTGGGAAGCCGGCAGAATGTGATTATTGTTGGGGTGTAGAGGATAGTTCAAATCAATTTAGTGATAGAACATTTAAATCGTCTGAACCATGGGCATTTCCACATTTAGAAAAGATTAAACAAAGTAATTGGAGAGATAATATAAATCCTTCGTATGTAGAAGTTTCATTCAGTAATGCTTGTAATTTTAAATGTTCATATTGTGCACCACCATTCTCAACAAAATGGATGGAAGAAATTGAACAACATGGTGGATACCCAACATCTGATAATTTTAATGGATTAGAACATTTTGTAAGTAGTGGTAGAATACCAATCCCACAAAGTGAATTTAATCCATATGTAGAAGCATTTTGGAAATGGTGGCCGGAGTTGTATCAAGATTTATATACATTTAGAATCACAGGTGGTGAACCTATGATGCATAAAGATACTATGAAAGTATTAGATTATATCATTGATTCTCCAAATCCAAATAAGAATTTATGTTTAAGTATCAATTCAAATTTAGGTGTACCCGATTCGTTATATAAAAAATTCAGAGAAAAATTTAAAATTATATCCGATCGAGGATTAGTTAAAGAATTAATTATTTACACAAGTTGTGATGGATATGGTACACAGGCTGAGTACGTTAGAAATGGTTTAGTATATAATCAATTGATGGATAGAATAGATGATTTATGCCAGTATATCCCAAGACTGACAGTAGATATAATGAGTACATACAACGCATTATCAGTACCATCGTATCGTAAATTAATTGATGATGTATATTCACTAAAAGCAAAACACACAAACGCATTAAGATATTATAAACAACCATTATTATTAGATAGTTCATATTTAAGATATCCAAACCATCAATCTATTAGAATATTAGATAAAGAATGGTCGGACGAAATATTTAAACAAGCACAATTAGTTGAATTTTATGAATTATTAAGGGATGATGTAAATTGTTATGGGTTTAGTGATGTTGAAATCGTTAAGATTAGACGAATTTATGATTATTTTATATCAATCGATGATGAAGATAGAATGGCACATAGAAAAGATTTTTATAAATTTTTTAGTGAGCATGATAAAAGAAGGGGAACTAATTTTGAAAAAACATTCCCTGAATTGGCTGATTTTTATAACAAATGTAAAGAAATGAAATAATGGAACTATTTGAATTTAAAGATACTTTTTGTTGCAGTGTATGGAACGAATCTAAACACAATACATCCAAACGACCTAATTTATTGGGAACGGTGTTTAACGATTCTGTAATTATAAATTGTACATTTATTGCACAAAATAATGGAAAAAAACAATATATTTTTGCAAAACCTGGAATAGTAAATAGTGGGGTTTATATTGATAATAATAAATTAAAATGTGTATTATTTACTGCAAATCCTGAAAGTGGTAATTTTTCGGATGATATGCATATTGAAGAATTTGATTTTGAATATGATAAAGAATATAAAGTTATTTATCAAATTCAAAATGTAGAAGGAATCAGTATGTTTTTGGTTTCAGTAAATGGTGAAAAACGAATGGTTAAATGTAAATATAAAACTTGCGATTATGCACATGTACCACTATGGATTGGTGTAATGAATCCATTTTTAAAAGATACTAATGAAAGATATTATTTTAATGGTATAATATCTGAATTTATAGTTTCAAACAATGAAGGTATAGTTACTAATTTAGATTTTACAAAAGTAAATAGATTTAAAGTGTGGGATAAAAGTGGTAATGGTAATTTTGCATATATTGAAGAATTTATGAATAAAACAATTCAAATTAAATTAAATAAATTATTAGCAGGAAACTCATTAGAAACGGCAGATATTACAAATATAAAACAAACTCTAATATAATGAAAATATTAATTACAGGTGGTGCAGGTTATTTAGGTTCAGTAATTACCGAAAAGATGTTAAACGCAGGACATAGTGTTACTGTCATAGATAACTTATCATTCAATCAAATTTCTCCATTACAATTTACAACAAATAAAAAATATAATTTTATATATGGTGATGTTCGTAATGAAAGATTATTAAGACATGAAGTAGGAATACATGATGTTATTATTCCATTAGCCGCAATTGTAGGTTTTCCTGCTTGTGCTAAAGACCCTAAGTTAGCATGGGAAGTAAACTTTACTCAAATAGAAACTATATTAGATACAATTACTGATGAACAAATTATATTATATCCAAATACAAATAGTGGATATGGTATCGGTGAAGGACAAACAGAATGTACCGAAGAATCACCTTTAAAACCAATTTCAGTTTATGGTGAAAGTAAATGTGCAGCAGAAAAATTACTATTAGAATGTAGTTCAGCAATAATTTTTAGATTAGCAACTGTGTTTGGTACATCACCAAGAATGAGAACTGATTTATTAGTTAATGAATTTGTATACAAAGCAATGACAGATAAATACATAACCGTATTTGAAAAACATTTTAAGAGAAACTTTATTCATATTCAAGATGTGGCAAATGTATTCTTATGGGCATTAAATAATTATGATAAAATGAGACATAATGTTTATAATGTTGGATTAAGTAACGCAAATTTAACTAAACAAGAATTATTAGAAACTATTCAAAAATATATTCCAGACTTTGCAATATCATATAATGATTACTACGAAGACCCGGATAAAAGAGATTATATTGTATCTAATGCAAAAATAGAAGCAACCGGTTGGAAACCAAAATACACATTAGATGATGGTATTATAGAATTAATGAAAACCTATCAGGTATTGATTCCTAGAATGGCATCTGAATTTAGAAATGGATTTCCGTTAGGATACGCACAAACATTTTAATATGGCAGAATTTGTATATGCAAAAAAAGGTGATGAAACATTTCAAGAATATAGAGATAGGGCAATAAACTCACTCTCTAATTCTTTTTGTGGAGCAAAGTGGTACAATGCTACTATATGGTTAAATATGGGACAAACCACATCATGTCACCATCCACCGGCACATAAAATACCATTAGAAGAATTATCTAAATCTTACAAAGCATTACATAATACACATTATAAGAAATTAGTTCGTAAAGAAATGATGGAAGGTATTAGACCAAATGAATGTGAGTATTGTTGGAAGATTGAAGATTTAGGACCGGATAAAGTAAGTGATAGAGTTTACAAATCAGTAATCTATACGGATGAAGAATTAATAGAAGCAAAAGAACAATTTGGATATAAGAAAGATGTTGATTTAAAAACATTAGAAATTAGTTTTGATGCAAATTGTAACTTTGCTTGTTCATATTGTAATGCATCGTTTAGTACAACATGGCAAACTGATATCAAAACAAATGGTGCATATCAAAATCTTAACACCGATGGTGCAGGTGCATTTCACCACGCTGGAGATGATGCAATGATATATGGTAAAGATAATAAAGATAATCCATACGTTGAAGCATTTTGGAAATGGTGGGAAGGTGAGTTACAACATTCATTAAGAGAATTAAGAGTGACCGGTGGTGAACCTACAATGAGTAAAGATTTTTGGAAGTTAATGGATTGGTGGGAAAAAAATCCTAATTGTGATGTTCACTTCGCAGTTAACTCAAACTTAGGTCAAAAGAAAGAGTTGGTAGATAAATTAATTAAAGCAACTCATAACTTTAAATCAATTGACATTTATACATCAAACGAAAGTGTTGGTAAGCATGCTGAATATATTAGAGATGGTTTGAAGTGGGAAGTATGGCGAGAAAATGCAGAGAGAATGATTAGAGATGGTAATTTAAGAACATTTAATGTAATGATGACAATTAATGCATTATGTATTTTTAGTATAACAGATTTCTTAGATGAAATGAATAAGTTAAGAGAAAAATATATTGATAAAACATCAGTATTAATGACTCTTAATATTTTACGTTTCCCATCATTTCAATCAGTTAGTACATTACCCGAAGAAATACGTTTAGAAAGAGCAGAACATATCCAAAATTGGGTTGAAAACTTTATTAAGAGTAAACCTTCATATTACAATGACACTGACCTATGGGGGTTAGCAAATCAAATATATAGACTATGTGAATATTTAAGAGAAGTATCACAAGGACATAGATTTGCATCAGATTTAAGAAGTAGACAAAGAGATTTCAAATCGTTCTATCAACAATATGATGTTAGACGTAATAAAAACTTTGTAGAAACTTTTCCTGAATTAGAAGATTGGTTTGAAAGAGTTAGAGCAACCAAAATGGATTATGAAATTGAAATCAAAAAAGTAAGGGGTGATGAAAATAATTTATATAAAAAAGATTATGAAAAAAGAGCGTTAGAAGAAGGAGTTGTTACCGATGAATTGGAAAATGAAATTATTCAATATTTAAATGTAGAAAAATAAAGTTATATGAGTAATAAGTGGGATGATTTTAAAATAACTCCATCAAAAAAATTTGGTTATGAAGTACCGACCTATACTCCATCAATTTATAGAGAATATAGAGGCGAAATATTTACAACCTTTCATTCAGAAGAACATCCTGTAATGACACAAATACACTATGATAAAAGTGAGATTAGTATTCATGGTAGGTTCTCAAAATCATATAAAGGTATATTGAGGGGATTACATTATGATAATAAGACTTGGAAATTAGTACAAGCTGCAGTTGGAGATATTTACTTAATTGTTTTGGATATGCGAAAAAATAGTCCTACCTTTGGAGAGTGGGAATCTTTTATGATAACTGAGAAAGATAGAAATCAAGTATTAGTTCCACCTGGTTTTGCAAACGGACACTATGCATTAACTGATTGTATGTTTCACTATAACTTATTCTATAAAGATGGTTATGTGGATGCAGATGAGCAAGGTGTAGTTAAATGGAATGACCCGGAATATCAAATGGAATGGCCAACAACAAACCCTATATTACAAAAAAGAGACAGATGATAGAAAATTTAGAAAAATACCCTATTGTATCAGATGCAAGATTTACAAAGGATGAATTAATTACATACGAAAGAATGATTGCAGACCATTGGGAAGCAGGTAAAATAAAAGGGCCGGTGCATTTAAGTGGTGGTAACGAAGAACAATTAATTGAAATTGGTAAAAGAATAAAAGATACAGATTGGGTATTCTCAACCTGGCGTTCACATTACCACGCACTAATCAAAGGTGTGTGTCCTGTTTGGTTAGAAAACGAAATATTAGATGGTAGAAGTATTACTATCGTTAGTGAAGAACAAAGATTCTATGCAAGTGCAATTGTTGGTGCAATCATACCGATAGCAACGGGTGTAGCAATGGCAAATAAAAGAGATGGTAAAGATGATAAAGTATTTTGTTTCATAGGTGATATGGCATTTGAGACCGGTGGGTTTTATGAAATGCACAAATACGCAGTTAGATATGATTTACCAATTATATTTGTAGTTGAAGATAATGGAGTATCAACAAACACACCAACCGAAGCAACTTGGAATGGTAAAAAAAGAGAAGTACCATCGGAAAAAGTTATTTGGTATTCATACGAAAAACAATGGCCACATTATGGTACAGGTAAATGGGTAATATTTTAATGGAAAAAATCAACTTTATATACGAATATGAAAAAGATGGTGTTATATTTCCAAACGGGTTAACCGAAGCCGCTTATCATAGTACATTACAACAAATAGAATTACGAGGTATATCTACATCAGAATTTTTTGGTAGAGGATTTACTGACCATCATAACGTAATCAATCTATCATCAGAACATAAAGATATTCTTTTTAATATTTTTTATACAAGAACTATTAGAGAAAATATTTTAGAAAGTTTTACTAAATTAGATGAAAATACATATACATTTGAATATGAAAATAATGCATATGAATTAAATGTATTACCATTCAATAGAATAAAAAGTGGGGAACGAAATTATTATCCAATTAATTTATTTGGAAACGAAGATTTTTTATTTCAATCACCATCTATAACAGTTAAAGATATTGTTGAATACAAAGCATCCGGTAAACATTTATTAAATTTAAATCCTGAAATATTAAGGGCAATTCAATTAGGTGATTTAAAATTAATAATTTCTACATTTCACGAAGGTGGTGTTCACTACGAATCTTTTTTTGAAAAATTATATAACTCATGTAAAGAATTTGGTATAAGTCCAGATAATATTCATTACTCAAATGCAGATTCAAATGTAAATTTACAACATGAATTGTATTGTATGAAAAATAACATTACAATAAAAATGAATTGTTATTTTGTTGATTATTTATTTTCAACGGCGTGTAGTGCATATTCAAATAATCCGTATGATGGTGATGTATTGAATTTTGAAGGTGAGAGAGAAAAGAATTTTTTAATGTTTAATCGTTCAGTATTTAAAGACCATAGATTTTGGTATTTATCACAATTAGAAAAAAATGATGTATTAAAAGATTGTTTATATTCTATGATATTTCCATACGATAGAGAAATAGATTGGGGAACAGATGGATATAGAGGATTTCCAGCATTCACTAAATTAAAAGAATTTAATGATAATATGGAATGGATGCAAAAAATAAAAGATATTGGTGTTGTTAAGATTGATAACATAGATACGTTTGAAGATAGTACATATTATGCAAATGGACGTAGAGTTCACTATGGTTGGATTGATTGGGTAAACCCTTCATTTGACCCTTCGTTTTTAAGAACATATATGACGTTATTAACGGAATCATCTTTCACAGCATGTCAAGTTTCAGAGAAAGGAGTAAAGGCATTAAGATATTTTCATCCATTTATTGCGTTAGCAGGACCATTGTATTTAGAAATGTTAAAAGAAAAAGGATTCAAAACATTTGATAAATATTTTGATGAAAGTTATGATAAGATTTTTGATCATGGTGATAGAATGAAAGCAGTGGTTAAACTAACTACGGAACTAAACGATAAGAAAAAATTACACAAGATATTTATGGATTCAAAAGAAGAAGTTATACATAATTCAAATCTATGTAAAACTTATTCGGGTGAACAATCGGTAAAAAAATTATATTCATCTATTTTTAGCAAATGAAATTGATAAATTTTTATATGGAAAATTGGACGGGTGATGATTATCTCCCGTTACCGAATGGTGTATTTAATTACAAAATACCAGAAGATAGAACTGTTACAAACAATTATATTGGTATTTTAGATATTCTTAGGGATAGTGAAATACAATCTAGTTATAATGAAATATTTTTAAGAAGTCATTGGGGAACTAAAAAATATGCAAAAACATTTGAACATAAAGATTTAAAAATAGTATTTTCTGACCAACCAATATTAGATGGGGCAGATGAAAATTTTTATTTAGTTACTCCAAAAGTACATATGGAAGATTTGGAAGAATATTTACCACATTATACTACTATTTTAGAAAAGGGTATTAAAATATTATTTATCAGTTTTCACGAATCAGGTCATTATAAAAAATTCTATAATTGGATTAATACATCCAAACATTCTGAAAACATTTACACAATAACACCCTGTTATAATATAAATGATTTTGCAAAAGGTAATCATATTTTCTTTCCATTCTTAACATATGATTTGGATAATAATTTTAAAATGAATGATAGTATTTTTAGTGTATGTAAACGAGAACAATACGAAACTACTCCTAAATTAAAAACAATATTATCGTTTAATAGAAATGCAAAAAGAGACCATAGATTTTGGTTTTATAATTTTTGTAAAAAAGAAAATATAATAGATAATAATTATATTTCATTTTTAGAATTTCCAGATGAACATGTATTGGGATATAATACAATGGGAATAAACGAATTACAAGAATATAGAGATGATTATATAAACAACCCAAAGCCAAACGAAATTTCGGTAGATATTAAAAAAACGGATCCTGGATATGTAGAAAATCTTTTACATAATTGGAACAATGATTCATTTTTATATGCAGAATCTTTATTATCTATTGTTACCGAAACTAAGTTCTTTGAAAGAGATATAATGATTTCAGAAAAAGTAATTAGACCTATTGCAAATTGTCATCCATTTATAGTAATTGGTCCGAGATATACTAATACAATATTAGAAGATATGGGATTCTATGTTCCACCATTTATAAATTATGAGTATTTAAATAATGAAGAATTTCCATGGCTACGATTAGTAAAAACATTTGAGGAAATTAGAAAACTATTAAAGTATATAGATGATAATGGTGAATTACCACCGTTTGATATGGATAAAATAGAAGCAAATCAAAAACTATTATTATCATTTCAAAAAGATGAGGAATTATATAACGTATATTCAAAATTAATAAAATAAAAATATGAAAAAAGTTTTAGTAACAGGTTGTAGTGGATTAGTTGGAATACATTTAGTAAAAAAATGTTTAACAGCAGGATATGAAGTAATTGGTGTTGATATGAGACAATCACCAAATTTACCAATATCTGAAAAATTTACATTTTATGAAATGGATTTAACAATAGAAGATAATGTTAAGAATCTTTTCTTTTATGAAACTCCGGATGCAGTATTCAATTGTTTTGGTGTTAAGGGTTCTCCATTAAGAGCAAAGAATAGTCCGGTAGATTTCTTATATCCATCATTTAAAATTAATACTGAAATTATTAATCAATGTTCAAAAAATAATATTTGGTTAGTATTTGTTAGTTCAGTTGGTGTATATGCACCAGCAGAAACATTTGTAGAAGATAGTGTATGGAAAACATTACCATCAGAAGCAGATTGGTTTCCAAGTTGGAGTAAGAGAATGGGTGAGGTTTTATTAGAAGCATACAAAGTTCAATACAATTATACAAATTGGGCAATCATAAGACCAGCAAACATTTTTGGTGAGTATGATAACTTTGATGGAACGGGAACAGTAATTGCAACTCAATGTAAAAAAGTATTTGAAGCAGAAAATGAAATTGAAGCATGGGGTGATGGAACACCAATTAGAGATTTTGTTTATGCAGGTGATGTAGCAAATGCAATTTTATCTTTATATGAAAAACAAATACATACTACAATTAACTTTGGTGCAGGTGAGGAAATTACAATCAAATCAATGATTGAACAACTTATTAAAATTAGTGGTAAAAATATAGATATAAAATGGGACACTACAAAACCAAATGGTGACCGTCGTAGACAAATGGACACAACACTACAAAAAGAAATAGGATTATTGCCAGTATTGGGATTCAATGAAGCTTTAAAATTGACATATGAAAGTTATATCTCAAACAGAACTAGATAAAGAACAATTATATTTAGAAAAACAAAAGCAAATAATTTCAGAAGAACGTGAGAAATTAATAATTGAACGTAGTAGGTTATACTATGAATGGCGAGATTTACAGGAATTGGATGAAGAATATAAAAAAATAAGAGAAAATCTAAATGAATCTAATGCTATTTTAATTGATGAAATGAATAAAAGACATGAATTAAATAAAAAAGCAAAAGAAGATTTTTGGGCAAATGAAATTGGTGAACAAAGAAAAAAACAAGAAAAAGAATTTGACATACAATTAGCAAATGATAGAAAACTATTTGAAACGATAACAAAAAAATTAGAAAAAGAAATTACAGATAAACATAAAAAAATTATAAAAGAACAAGAATCAGAATTAGAAAAACAATTAGTAAAAGATAGAAAACGATTAGATACAATTCGAAATGAAATATACAATGATATTAATACTGCACATTCTATAATAAAAACAGAATTGGAACTGGAATTAGAAAATCATATAATTTTTATTAGAAAACAAAAGGAAAATGAATTGGAATCACAACTAACTGAGGATAGAAATCGATTAGATAAAATTAGAGCCGAAATAGCTGAGGAGATTGCAATAGAAACTGCTAAATTAAATATTTATAAAAAATCAAAACAAATTATATAAATTAATAATTATAGCATGAAAGTGATATCTAAAAAAGAATTAAATAAAGAAATGGAATATTTAGAAAAGCAAAAACAAATAATCGCAGATGAAAGAGAAAAGATTATGTTAGAGCGTAGTAAAATATACTATGAATGGAAAGATATTGAACATGAAAAAGAAAATATAGCAATAGAAAGAAATAGGATAAATGAAGCAAGAGCAAATGTGGGAAAGGAATTAGCAAAATTAAATAAAGAAATAAAAGATGCTAAAAATTTAGAAATTGAAAGATTAAAAAACGAATTTATTTCAATTGAAAAACAATTAGATATTGATAGAACAAGATTAGATAAAATAAGATTTGATTTGGCAGAAGAAATGGCAATAGAGGAATCAAATTTATTAAATAAAAAACCAAAAAACCTAATATAATGTTACAGATTCAGAATACCGAATACGCAATTGGAACTATATGGGATTTCTTAAATAAAAGTGAAACTGAAACAATTAAATCTTTTTATGATGTATTAATACAATATAAAAATAATAAAGATTTGGTTACTTATTTATATTCTTCTATGAACCCACATCCTAAGTACATAGATAGTGGATATTATGATGAAGAAACTTTTAAAGAAATAAAACAATTTGTTGATAGTAGTAATGATATAAGATATCAACCGCATCAACAAAATAAAATGTTACACCAACGTTGTTATGAATTAGCAGAAAGAATTGGATTAGGTAGTACTTATTTTAATAAAGTATTCTATCCTATAATGGACAAAGTATGTGCCGGTATTATAAATAAACATTATGAACTAAATATTTCAGCAAACGATATTAAAAGTGTAGCACAAATAACTTGGTATACCGATGGTGATTTTATTACAATGCATGATGATGGTTATGTTAACGATAGATTATGTGCGGTATTAATTTATTTAACGCCACCCGAACATTATAATATGAATGGTGGGGAATTAGTATTAAAAAATAGACAAAATCATATTGATATTGTATATCCGGTATTAGGAAATTATAGTGTATTAGATTTTACAAAAAGTATGCCAGTACATTCGGTACATAAAGTAATGAATGATTTTAATAGGTTTGCATATTTAAACTTTGTTGTATTAAAAAATAAATAAATGTTATATACGGGTAAAGGATATTATGCTGGGTCTGGTTTAGAATTTTTTGGTAAATCATACGAATTACTACTTAATCAGTATTTAACTAAAATTATAGATTATAAAGAATTTGAATACCAAATAGTATATTCTTTAAAAGAAGTATATAATGTAAGATTAGTACCATCTAATGATTTTGAAAGTCAAAACAAACACAAAGAATCAGTTATTGAAAACCATAAAGATTTAGCACAAATTTGGTTTGAACATTTATATAATGGACATGTAGATTGTGAATTAATTTCTAAATATTGTTATTCAAAATTACAAGAATTATATCCTAGAAATTATTATGTATTTGGAAACCCATCTTTTAATTTAACTTTATATAATAAAGATTGTTTTATTAAAAAGCATAAAGATGGCGAGGATGATGATAAAATTAGAATATGTGTAGTATTACTATATTTAAATAAAGATTGGAAAAAAGGAGATGGTGGAGAATTAATAATTACAGATTTAGATGGAAATAAATTGGAAATTACACCAGAATTTGGTAACTTTGCTATATTAGATTTTACAAATGCAAATTTAGAACATGAAGTAAAACCAATAACAAATCCAAATTTTGAAAGAAAAGCATTAATAAGTTTTATAATGAACACAAAAACATAATATGATAAACAAAGATTCAAAAATCCTGATAACAGGTGGTTCTGGCTTAGTAGGTCAAAATTTAACAAACCGATTACACAAAGAAGGTTACACAAATATTAGAGTAAATTTACACAAAAGAGGAGTACGAACACCAATCGATGGTGTAGAGTATGTTCATTTTGATTTAAAAACATACGAAGGGTGTTTAGATGCAACCAAAGGAATTGATGTAGTATATCACGCGGCAGCAAGTACATCAAACGCAGTAGACACAGTAGTTGACCCATTGGCACATGTTACACCAAACGTAGCAATGAACAATTTCTTAATTGATGCCAGTTGGAGAAATAAGGTTCAACATTACATCTTCTTATCATCTAATACAGTTTATCCACCAAAAGGAGATAAGCCCGTAGTAGAGAC